ACAGCATGGTTAAGCTCATTAGCTGCAAGTGAATGGCATAAAGATGAGATGGACAAGTGCTGGGATAGACTAAAAGGACAATTAGATGGCGTTTACTAACTATACCTCGTTTGTAACTACGGTAGAAAACTACTTAGCACGAACAGACTTAACATCACAGATACCTGACTTCATTCAGATGGCACAATTTAGAATGACTCGTGATTTAAGAACAGAAAGAATGTTAAAAGTCGCTACTGCTGACACTACAGATAGCACAGTAGGCTTTCCTACAGACTTTTTAGAAGTCAGAGAAATACACATGTTAGGTAACCCACCTGTGTTACTAGAGTTTCAGTCACCTGACTTATTCTTTAGAGATGGTCAAACAACATTATCAGGCAGACCTCACTATTTTACAATGTTAGGTACAGAATTTAAGTTTGCACCAGGTCCTGATACAAGCTACACAGTTCAAATTTTATATTATGCTCAACCTACATTTATCTCTAGCTCAACAGCTAGTAACTTGTTCTTAGCATACTATCCAGATGCTCTACTTTACGCAACTCTAGCAGAGGCAGAACCATATCTTATGAACGACCAAAGAATTGCTACATGGTCTGCTTTATACGATAGAGCAATTGCTAATATTAAGAAGAGTGATTTAGGTTCAACATATCCATACACAACATTAAGCGTAACACCAAGATAAAGGAAAAATCATGGCAGAAATGAGTAACTTTTTAGAGAACGCATTAATCAATGCAACTCTACGCAACACAACATATACATCAGTCGCAACAGTATATGTATCACTATGGACTTCAGACCCTACAGACGCAGGTAGTGGTACAGAAGTATCTGGTGGTTCATACGCTAGAACAGCAGTCACATTTGGCGCACCATCTAACGGTGCATCACTAAACTCTGCTGACGTTACATTCCCAACAGCAACAGCTTCATGGGGTACAGTAGGTTGGATTGGTATTAATGACGCAGCAACATCAGGAAATCTTTTATACCATACAGCTTTGGATACAGCTAAAGCTATTGACTCTGGCGATATTTTTAAGATTTCAACAGGTAACCTTTCAGTTACATTAGCGTAAGGATAAATCATGGCTCTAGTCGTTAAAGATAGGGTAAGAGAAACCACTACGACCACAGGCACAGGCACAATTACATTAGGTGGTGCTGCTACAGGCTTTCAATCATTCTCTGTTATTGGTGATAGTAATACTACGTTCTATACTATTCAGTTATCCAATACAAATGAGTGGGAAGTAGGTGTAGGTACATACACATCTTCAGGCACTACTTTATCTCGTGACACTATACTAGAGTCTAGCAATGGTGGAAGTGCAGTTAATTTTAGTGCAGGTTCTAAAGATGTCTTTGTTACTTACCCTGCTGAAAAAGCAATTTACTTAGGTAATTTACCTACTAAAATGGTAGTCACAAAAAGAGACACTACTACTGCTGACGTTGCTTTAGCTAATGGTTTTTTACCTGTATTAAACAGAAGTGGCTCAACAATTAATGTTACAGTAAGTTAAGGAAAATTATGGCAACTCGTTATGGATTAGTGCTTAATGGCACAACAATACAAGAATTACAGTCAGGCGATACTATTATTGGCTTAACTTCTAGTACAGCACTTCAAAAAGGTGATGGCTCTACTGGAATTACTGCGGCTTCTGCTGGTACAGACTATGTAGCACCAGCAACTGCAACTTCATTTACAGCTACTCAAACATTCACAGGCTCAACAACAGCTATCGGTGCAGTATTCCAAGATGCAGCAGAAGTTACAACTATATCAGCAACTGCAGCTACAGGCACAATCAACTATGATGTTACAACTCAATCAGTTTTATACTATACAACATCTGCTTCAGCTAACTGGACAGTTAATGTAAGGGGTAATAGCTCAACATCTTTAGATACTTTAATGTCTACAGGTCAAGCTCTTACAGTAGTATTCCTAGTCACACAAGGTGCAACAGCTTATTATAATAATGCTTTCACTATAGACGGAAACTCTGTCACACCTAAATATCAAGGTGGCACAGCATGGACTGCTGGTAATGCTTCAGGTATTGATGCTTACTCATATACTATTGTTAAAACAGGTTCAGCAGCTTTCACAGTATTTGCAGCTCAAACACAATTCAAATAGGAATTAGTTAATGTCATTATTGTCAAGACTAGCAGTCCAAGCAGCAAGAGCTTATGGTGTTTTATCATCTAAAAACACTAATGTCCCTGCTTCTTATCTTGTTGTTGCTGGTGGTGGTGGTTCTGCTGGATATAATGGTGGTGGAGCTGGCGCAGGTGGTTATCAAACATCTACATTTACATTATCTACATTAAACACATATAGTATTACTGTTGGTGCAGGAGGAACTGCTGGAAATAATGCAGCAGGCTCAAGAGGAACAAATGGTGCTAATTCAGTTGTATCAGGTACAGGTTTAAGCACAATTACATCTGTTGGAGGAGGAACATCAGGTTCTGGTTCTGCAACATTAGGTGTTGTAAATGGTTCTAGTGGTGGTTCAGGTGGGGGAGCTGGTGGAGCAAGTGGTACAGATGCTACTGTGGCTTCAGGAACAGCAGGTCAAGGTAACGCTGGTGGTGATAACTTTACTTCAGGAGGTTATGGCTCAGGAGGCGGTGGTGGTGCTAGTGCTGTTGGTGGTAATGGAACAACTAGCGTTTCTGGTAATGGTGGCAATGGAACTGCATCTTCTATAAGTGGTTCTTCTGTAACTTACGCAGGAGGTGGAGGCGGTGGTTCAACTGTAGATGGAGCAACTAGAGGGACAGGCGGCACAGGAGGAGGCGGTAATGGCGGAGCATCAGGTAACGCAGGTGTTGCTGGAACAGTTAATACAGGTGGTGGTGCTGGTGGTGGTGCTCATGTTCAAAATGGAGCTGCTGGCGGTTCAGGCGTAGTCATCATATCTTACACATCTGCTACACCTTTATTCACAGGTGGTACAGTTACTACTTCAGGTGGTAATCAAATACATACATTCACAGCTTCAGGTTCATTAGTCCCTGCTACAGCAGTTACAGCTAGTTATCTAGTAGTGGCTGGCGGTGGTGGAGGAGCTACTCAAGGTGGTGGTGGAGCTGGTGGTTTGCTTGCCTCTACAACAACACTTTATTATCCAGCAACATACACAGTTACTGTAGGCGGTGGTGGCGCAGGAACTGTTTATACAGGTTTCCCATCTAATGCTACACAAGGCTCTAATTCTGTATTAAGTGGAACAGGTCTAACTACTATTACTTCAATAGGTGGTGGTTTTGGTTCTGGTGGTAATGGTGGTTCAGGTGGTTCAGGTGGTGGTCCAAGTAATGGCTCTGCTGGATTAGGAACAGCAGGTCAAGGTAATAATAGTGGAACTTCAACATACGCAGCACCTTATTATGGTGCAGGTGGTGGCGGTGGAGCAGGAGCAGTAGGTGGAAACGGAACTTCTACAGTAGCTGGTAATGGCGGAGCAGGTTCTGCATCTTCTATATCGGGCAGCTCTGTTACATATGCAGGTGGTGGTGGTGGTGGAACTACTACTGCTGGAACTTTTGGCTTAGGCGGTGCAGGTGGAGGTGGCTCTGCTTCTAGTACTGTTGGAGCAGCAGGGACAGCAAACACAGGCGGTGGTGGTGGCGGTGGTTCTGATACTTTTGGTGGTCCTTATACAGGCGGTGCAGGCGGTAGCGGAACAGTTATCATCTCATACGCTGGCTCACAAGTATTCACAGGCGGAACTGTAACAACATCAGGTGGAAACACAATACATACATTTACTGCAAGTGGAAGTTTAACTCCTGCTTATTCTGCTACATATTTAGTTGTTGCAGGTGGAGGTGGTGGTGCTGGTAACACTGGCGGTGCATACGGCGGTGGCGGTGGTGGCGCAGGAGGACTTTTAACTTCATCTACATTTTTATCAGTAGGTAATACATATACTGTTACAGTTGGCGGTGGAGGTAATGGAGCTTCAACTGCTGCTCAAGGTAGTAATGGTAGTAATTCTGTATTAAGCGGAACAGGTATAACTACAGTAACTTCTACAGGTGGAGGCGGCGGTGGTTATGATACTGGTCCAAGTGGAACTAATGGTTCTTCTGGAGGTTCTGGTGGCGGTGGTGCTACTTTTGGTGGCGTTGGAGGAGCTGGAACTTCTGGACAAGGAAATGCTGGTGGTGCATCAATATTAACTAGTGGAGCTGCTGGTGCTGGTGGTGGAGCTAGCGCAGTTGGCGGGGATGGAACATCTGGTGTGGGTGGTGTTGGTGGTGCAGGTAGTGCATCTTCTATTACAGGTTCTAGCGTAACTTATGCTGGTGGTGGTGGCGGTGGAGTTTATTTAAGTGGTTCAGGCGGTGCTGGCGGTGCAGGTGGTGGTGGAGCTGGTGGAAATGCTGGTGCTGGTGCTGGTGCGGCAGGAACTTCAGGAACAACTAATTTAGGTGGCGGTGGTGGTGGAGCATCTGGTGCTAGTAGCATACGAGCAGGAGGTGCAGGTGGCTCAGGTGTGGTAATATTATCTGTGCCCACTGTTAATTACACAGGAACAACTACAGGTAGCCCAACTGTTACAACAAGTGGTGCAAACACTATATTAAAATTTACTGCTTCAGGAACTTACACAGCTTAACTTAAAGGAAATAACAATGGCACATTTTGCTCAATTAGAAAACAACATAGTAAAACAAGTAATCGTAGTATCTAACCAAGACATTCTTGATGAACAAGGTCAAGAGTCTGAAGAAAAAGGTATTGCTTTCTGCTCTAACTTATTAGGTGGCACTTGGATACAAACATCTTATAACGGCAACATTCGTAAGAATTACGCTGGTGTTGGTTACACTTATGATGAAACACTAGATGCTTTTATAGCACCTAAACCATATAACTCATGGTTATTAGATGAAGATAAAGCACAATGGAAAGCTCCTGTAGACTATCCTACAGACGATAAAAAATATACATGGGATGAAAATACCACTTCTTGGAAAGAATTAGTTTAAAGGATAAATAATGTTTGGCATAAGCGCATTTGCTGAAACCTCGTTTAGCACGCTAGGCAAGATATCTGGCATAGTATTAGCCTCTGCCCAAGTAGATGCAAACGCAATTGTTACTGCTAATGCTAATGCGATAAAACCATTTAGTGCTGCTATTACAGCAGACGCTACTGTTACAAGTAATGCAACAAGAATAAGATTAAATACTGGTTCTATAAACGGAACTGCTAATGTAAGTGCTGTTTACTTACGCATAAGAAATGGTGTAGGTTCTATTACAGGTAACGCTACTGTAACTGCTTTAGGTTCGTTTGAGATTAGTGGTTCAGCAAGTATTACTGCTAACGGTTCAGTAGAACTTAATTATGTAGTTATTAGAACAAACGCTGCAAGCATTACAGGCACAACAACTGTATCTTGTTTAGGTGGTTACGAAGTAAGTGGTAATGGACACATAGTCGCTAATGCTAGTGTCTATTGTCTAGGTGGTATTATCACAGGTGCAAGTGCATCTATTACACCTATAGCTACAGTTACAGCAAACGGAATTATACAAGGTGAAGGATGGACACCTGTCACACCATCTTCAGATACATGGACACCATCATCAGAAAGTTCAGACACATGGACAACAATTTCACCATCATCAGATACATGGCTTAGACAAGGATAAAACATGGCAAAAACCAAAATTTCAGAATTTAGTACAACAGCAGCAGATAATACAGATATAACTAATATCAATATCGCTGAAGGTTGTTCACCAGCTAACTTAAACAACGCTGTTCGTAGCTTAATGGCATTACTAAAAGACCAACAAACAGGTTCTAGTGGTGACCCATTTACAGTAGCAGGGACGTTAGTTGCATCAGGTCAAGCATTAGCTTCTGGCACTCTTAATGTGACAGGTGCTTTTCAATTAGATGGAACTGCAGGTGCAACTGGTCAAGTATTATTATCAGCAGGTGGAAGTAATACACCTACATGGGGAAGTGGTTTCCCTAGTGGTGGTATTATTATGTGGTCAGGAACAATTGCTACTATTCCTAGCGGTTGGTTATTGTGTAATGGCTCTAGTGGAACACCAGACTTGCGTAATAGATTTATTATTGGTGCTTTTTCTGATGACTCTGGTACAGCTAAAACAACAGTTACAGGCTCTGCTACACAAACAGGTGGTACTAAAGATGCTATTGTAGTAAGCCATACCCATACTGCAACTGTGACAGACCCAGGACATAATCACACTTATGAAACAAGAAGCGGTACTCCTCCTCAATCAGGAAATTCTACTCCATGTTGGAATGGTGTAACATCAGCAAATACAGGAACAGCAACTACAGGCATTACCGTTGCTAACTCAACAGAAGGTTCAAGTGGAACAAATCAAAACTTATCTCCATACTATGCTTTAGCATTTATTATGAAAACTTAATATGCAATTAGTTAATGCTTTTTCAGTTGGAATTTTAAGGTCTAATCATAGTGAATTATTAGATAAGGCAAAGAAACTATTTGATGGCAGAATCAAATTAAGTCTTTCTTATCCAGGAAACATTTTAACAAGTTTAGAAAACTACAATTCAGAAACTAAGAATGTAAAGACGCTTCAACATATTCCTGAAGTATTAGATATTGTAGATATTATTGAAAAAAATGCAAAAAGTTACATAGACCAAACTGGTAGTAACTCAGATTTATATGATATAAAAGTTGTAAACTTTTGGATAAATGAAATGGAGTCAAACTCAGAAAGTCCTGAGCATTACCATTATGGTCATACATTATCAGGATGTTACTATGTTGATGTTCCTGTAAATGCACCTGGATTAAAATTAGTAAACCCATTAGACCATATACCAAAAGAAACTATGGAATATAGAAGTCTTACTGCTTATAATGCAAGAGATATGATTCTTGATGTAAAAAATGGTGATTTAGTGCTGTGGGAGTCATATTTAAAGCATGCAGTACAAGCAAAAGAATTTGAAGGAACAAGATGTTCAATAGCTTTTGATATAAATATAAGTATTAAGTCAAAAAAGATAAGCTAGAAGCTATCTTGGATTATATAAGGAATTATTAGATATGCCTACACAACGTATAGCATTTAAAGACTGGTTACCAGACCAACCGAGCATTTTAGACACAGTATCTGAAGCCAACAATGTTATTCCTTTAGCTGTAGGTTATGGTCCGTTTAAGTCAGCAGTAATATTTTCAGGCGCAGCTTCAGAAGACTTGAATAATTGCTTTGCTGCTAAACTAGACAATGACGTATTTATCTTTGCTGGTGGTGCTACTAAACTATTTAAAGTAGACAATACTGACTTATCTCTAGTAGACGAGTCTAAAGCAGGTGGTTATACAGGTACAAACAGATGGCAATTCTTACAGTTTGGTAGTCTTGCAATTGCATCTAATGGCTCTGAAAAGATACAGTCTTTTGACGTAAACAGTTCTACAGCTTTTGCAGATGTAAGTTCAGATGCACCTATCGCTAAATACATTACAGTAGTTCGTGACTTTGTAGTTGCAGGTAATATTGGTGCAGGTACATCACCTAGTAAGGTGCAATGGAGTGGAATTAATGATTCCAGTACATGGACTACTACAGCGACATCTCAAAGTGACTATCAGTTGCTCCCTGACGGTGGTGATATAACCGGTGTCGTAGGTGGTGAGTTTGGTATTGTATTTTTAGAAAAAGCCATTGTCCGTATGTCATATATTGGCACGCCACTTATATTCCAATTTGATACGGTTTCTCGTAACGTAGGATGTATAGAAGGTAACTCTATAGCACAATACGCAGGTACAGCTTACTTCTTATCAGATGACGGTTTTTATGCCACAAATGGTCAAACACTTACAGGTATAGGTTCTGAAAAGATAGATAGATACTTCTTTAGTAATGCTAACATTGCAGATATTGATTCTATATCAGCAGCAGTAGACCCTGAACGTAATTTAGTTATTTGGAATTATACTAACGTATCAGGTTCTCGTTCACTACTTATCTATAACTTTGAAACACAAAAATGGTGTGAAGCAGATACAGATGTAGACTATTTATCTACACTAGCTACTGCAGGTACAACATTAGATGGTCTTGACTCTGCATACAACGTAACAGCAGGTGCATTTGTAGCTACAAAACAATATACAATTAGAACATTAGGCTCAACAGACTTTACTCTTATAGGTGCAGTTGCTAATACTGTAGGCGTATTATTTACCGCTACAGGTGCAGGCTCAGGTACAGGTGTAGCCATAGATATGGCAGCATCAGCAGCAGCATTAAAAACATCTGATACTCTTGTAACGACACTAGATGATAGACTATATAAAGGCGGTAAGTTCTTATTCGGTGGTGTTCGTGATACTAGAATCATTACATTCACAGGAATTAACGCTACAGGTTCTATCATTACTAACGACTTAGAATATGGTTATAACTCTGTGCTTACTCTTATTAGACCTTCTGTAGATAATGGCTCTGCAAATGTGCAAGTAGCAAGTCGTAGAATGTTAGATGATACTATTACTTATGGTTCATCTGTAACAGCAAGCCAAGAAGATAGATGCTCTGTAAGAAGCTCAGGTCGTTATCATAGAATAGCTTTAACACCTACAGGTGCTAACTGGTCATCTGCAATTGGCATGGATATAGAATACTCTGAACAAGGAACTAGATAATGGCACGTAGTGATATGTACCGTAAACTACCTTGGACAGGTGGTGACCCTAGAAGTGTAGCTGAAATTGTAAATAACCTTGTAGAAGGCAAAAGCAATAATACTGGTACAATTACTTTAGCTACAGGAAATGCTACAACTACTACGATATATGATGAACGTATAGGTTATAATAGTATAATATTACTAACACCTATTAGTTCTGCTGCTGGTAGTGATACTGTTCCTTATGGTGCGTTTCAAGACTCAACAGACCAGACTGCAGCATCAGCAACAGCAGCTTATGCAATTACATTTAACACTACTGACTTTTCTAATGGTGTTTATTTGTCAAACAGTTCTAGGCTTAATGTAAGAAATAGTGGTCTTTATAATTTAGAGTTTTCTATACAGTTTAAAAATACAACTAATGACTCTCAAGATGCAGAAGTTTGGTTTAGAAAAAATGGCACAGATATTGCAGCATCAAATAGTAGGTTTGGTTTATCAGCAAGAAAAGCTGCTGGTGACCCAAGTCATATTATTGGTGCATTAAACTTTTATGTAGAATTAGTAGCAGGTGACTATGTTGAACTTATGTGGAAAGTATCTGATACTGGTGTGTCTATAGAACATTATGATGCAGGTACAAGTCCAACAAGACCAGCTACACCAAGCGTTATTACTACAATGAGTTATGTATCAACTTCAGCATCTACTAATGTATATGTAAGTGCTAGAAGTAGCGGTAGTGCAACACTAAAACATTTTGCAAACAATACAGCAGATAAAACATACGGATATATTATAGTAGCGTGATTTTACATTACATACCTAAAGACCAGTTACGTTCACATTGGGATTATGTCAAACATGGTCTTGAATTAGTAAGACAACGTGGTCATACACAATGGATAGTAGAAGATGTCTATTGTGATTGTTATGAAAACAGGTCTATGTTGTTTGTAGGTCTAGTTGATAACAAAGCAGTAGGTTTTGTAGTGCTACAACCTATAGGTGACACACTTCACGTATGGGCTTCATGGTCAACCATTAACGACAATACACTCTTTCAACAAGCATGGCAAGAAATACAAGCAATAGCAAAACAAGGCGGTAAGTCTAAAGTTACATTTTCTTCACAAAGAAAAGGATGGGAACGTAGAGCCAGAGAATTAGGATTTAAACCTCAAACATGGGAATTTATACTTTAAGGAAAGCAATATGAAATTACTGAATTTATCTAATTGGCTAACAAGTTTAGTTGAGTCATTTACATTTTACGGTGGTGGTGGTTCAGGCGGTGGTGGAACGTCTGAAACTAAACAACAATTAGACCCTACTGTTCAACCATTTGTTAAATACGGTCTTGAAGAAGCTAAAGGTCTTTACCAAACAGATACACCACAATACTATGGTGGTCAAACTTATGTAGGTCCATCTGCACAAACAACGACTGCATTACAAGCAGCTCAAAATAGAGCTATGCAAGGTTCAGCATTGCTTCCTGCTGCACAAAAACAACAATTAGCCTCTATTCAAGGCAACTACTTATCTGCTGGTAACCCATACTTCACACAAGCATTAGCAGGTCCTACACAACAAGCTACACAAGCATACAATGACGCTATTATGGCTGCACAATCTGGTGCATCTAAAGCTGGTCGTTATGGTTCAGGTGTATCTGCTGATATTCAAAACAGAGCAGCAAACACACTAGCTACAACATTAGCAAATACATACGGTAACCTAGCTTATCAAAACTATGCTGGTGAACGTGGTATGCAAAACCAAGCTGTTATGAATGCTCCTGGATTAGCACAAGCTGATTACGCAGATATTTCACAATTAGCTAACGTAGGTAAAACTGCTGAAGACTATCAAAAAACTGCTCTACAAGCTGACATTGACAGATTTAACTTTGAACAAAATAAACCATACCAAAAACTATCTGCTTATCTTGGTGCTGCTTATGGTGCTCCTACAGGTACTGTATCAACAACTCAATCATCTGGTGGTGGTAAGATTGTATGTACAGCTATGAACGCTGAATATGGCTTTGGTAGTTTCCGTAACGCTATCTGGTTAGCTCAGTCTAAAGACTTAGACCCAGCATACGAAAAAGGTTA